AGAGGTCAGCACGAAACTGTATCAGCATGGCTGTAAACAGCGCAGGTTGCTGTGCGTGGGTGGCGGCGCTCATGTCAAACTCTCCCTGCATCCAGCACACCGCCAGCAACACATTTTTCGGGTTCTTCTGTAATGCAGCTTTGGTGCGCGCAATCAGGTCCTGATATAACGGTTTACCCACACCCCAGCGCGCCGAATCCTGGCTGGCCCCCGTGTCCGCACTGAATGTCCCCTCCGCGCCCTGGGTAAATGCCGAACCACCACGACAGCATGGTACCAGCAGGATCCCCGCGTTATTCGGGATATACGGGAGCAGTTTTTTGGCAATATGTAACCCCTGGCCGACACAGCCGTACTGCCCTTTGCTCAGGTCTGCCTTCGGATGATTCAGCGTACTCATATCCTGCACATCATGCAGGCAGTGGTCGGCCGGAATAATATCGTTATATCTGCAGGCAGTCCCGCCCGGCGTCACTGTACTGCGGCGCGCCAGCTGTTTAATGCGCGGATCCGGAGCATCGTATGAATCCGGCAGCGGAAGCCCTTCACCGTAAGCCATGGCATTGGACTGCCCGGCCAGTACGATGACGTAGTACCAATCCGGCTCAGTTGCCCCACTGACCACCACATCACCTTCTGCTGCAATCGCCTGCATCAGGGTATAAGGGGTTATGGCCACCGGACTACCAAACGGCTGCCAGCCCTCTTTCAGTTTGTGTGTCAGCTTTTCCGCAAGGTCTGACGGCGACGCCGCCCTGACCACGTCATAGTGTTTAAATGCCATTATTCCTCCCCTTTCCGGGATTTTCCTCAACAGTTGCGGGCCACGGTCCGGCCACAAGGAGAATCAAAAGAGGAGAACCGCAGCCCGCAAAACGAAAAAGGCCGCGCAGTTGCGCAGCCTTATAAACCCTGGTTAAAATCCACACGATAAAAATGACAATGCAAGTATCTCATGCTGTTGCCCGAACCCACTCGGGCTTTTTTTTGCATGTAAAAAGGCTCCTGCGATGAGAAGCCTGGATATATGCCTAATCTCTGTATACAGCATGATGCCGGGTGCCTCCCGGTGAATTCTGCAATGACCAGACAGAATCCGCAACTTGCCTATACAATACGCAACCAAACATCTGTCATTATGCCCCGCCGCTCAGGGGGATTCATCATGCAGGATTTTTTTAACAAACGCTCAGCATGTCAGGCAACAGTCAACTGCCTGAATTGTGAGGCATTTAACATTTCACTGTCCGGTGTCTTTCCTGTAATAAAAAGCCCGCAAAAGAGAGTCAGGGCAGATAAGTGTGGTGTGGTGCGTTGTACTGGATTCGAACCAGTGACCGATTGCTTAGAAGGCAATTGCTCTGTCCGGCTGAGCTAACAACGCAGAATACCGATAATGGACCGCCACCGGGGACTCCGAATCTCGCACAGGGTGACGTTCTTTCCTGATGAGCTAGTGGCGGTTGGTGGCCCTTGCTGGATTTGAACCAGCGACCTGGCGATTATGAGTCGCTCGCTCTCACCACTGAGCTAAAGGGCCGATTGCTGAATAATAACGACGCATGATTAACTCCGCAATCTCATCCGTTACGAATGATTAAATCCTGTACTTCCCGCACCGTCTGCTCAAAACGTTCAGTCTCCAGTTCAACGCCAGTTGCACGACGTCCCAGCGCCATCGCTGCTTTCACTGTCGACCCCGACCCCATGAAGAAATCTGCAACCAGGTCTCCCGGACGACTGCTTGCGCTGATTATCTGCTGCAACATTTCTGCCGGTTTTTCGCACGGATGTTTCCCTGGATAGTACTGCACCGGTTTATACGTCCACACATCGGTGTACGGCACCTGCACCGTCACACCGAAATACCGCCGCAAATTTTTATATTCACTCAGCAGTTCCGTATACTGCCGGTTCAGCTCACTGTATGTGCTGACCAGTTGGTGATGTGGCTTTTCCAGTTCACCCCGCTGATAGTTGGGTCAGTATTAACTGACAGCGTTCGCGTGAAAGGTAAGTATTCTGCGCAATCTCCCCGACTGTCGCCGGTTCGGTGACGCTTAATTCATTAAACACCACTCTGGCGGTTTCTGTCATATCCTGCTGTTTCAGCATGTCTTTTTCCCTTTTCCGGTTAACGTGACACACCAATAACTCTTGTCGAAAAAGCCGGCAAGCTGAAAGACAGGTATTCACCGCCACCAGCACGTTTACTGTACTGGACCGATTTCAGCCATAAAAAAACCCGCTCGCGGCGGGTTTAAGCTGTGTGGCGAAGTAACCACTCTTAACATACTGACATACTTTTTGCGGACCGCACTAATCATTTTTTACTTTTTTAGCAGCCAGTCGTCCATCTCCAGTCTTACCCCCAGCACAGACAAACATCCGTCAATAAACCCTTCGGCTATCTGCATCTCAATTCGTATTGCTTTTTCGCTTTTCTTTCTCGTCCTGGCTATCTGTCTTTTTGATATTCGCAACAAATAATGAGCAATGAGAAGCGAATACTCCTCAGGTTTTTTCTGCTTCAGACGAGCAAGACAGTTTTCAATGATAAGTCCGTCATCATCGCAGCAGGCCGGACGTGGTTTAGTGGCAGATGGTAAAAGTCCTTTGAATCCGGCAGCGATCGGAGAATAGTCCACCCCGGTGTTACCACTTGCCGCCCATGCCCCCCAGCGTTCAAGAACCATCTGAATATCACGCATCAACTTTCTCCACAAAATCAGGACAGCACACCAATCGCCAGCGCGCGATCGATAAAACGAAATATCAGCTCCAGTTGGGAACCATACTTCTCTTCAAATGCCACGGTATCCGCATGCAGTTCGTCATGGTGTTTTCTGCACAAAGGCAACACAAAAAGGTCATGCGCTTTTGTACCCATTCCACCCTGACCATGGCCAATCAGGTGATGTGGATCGTCGGCTGGCTTACCACAACACGCGCAAGGCTGTGTCTTAACCCAGCGCGTGTACTTTTCATTAACCCAGCGACGACGTTTGGGGCGTAACATAAAAGACTCCGGCGACTCCGGATCCACTTTCAGCGCCAGCACCTTTTTCGCCTTATCCTGGATGATGCTGGTGGCAGTAACCGAAGGCACAAGGTCACTTTCCCGGGTGACAGACGGCACAACAGGCTTCGGTAATCTCAGTGCCTTACGGGCTGCACTTTCCGGTAAGGCATACGCCAGGTCATTACGAATCAGCCACCAGCACAGTTCCGGCATTGTCACAACGTGACTATCATCAAAACCGAGATCCCGACGCACAACAGACAACACCCAGCGGGCACAGTTATCCGTTGCCATTGCTTCCAGCCGTTCCGTGAACTGATCGCGCAGCTGGTTATCGCAGTGCCAGCACAGACGGATTGCGCCCGGAGCGTGTCGCATTGTGGTCATGTTCTCGCTGTGCCAGTCGGAATGAGGCCACTGGCAGCCTTTTTCACGAAGTAACCAGCTTTCAAGACATTCCACGCCACCAGCACGACGGATCACCGCCTCATGGCGGAACACGGCCCGAACGGCAGGATCATCCGCCAGCGGTTGTGATGCTGCCGGAACGGCACCACTGGCAAAAGATGAATAACGTTCCGGCTCAGGCTCCAGCAGGACACGCCCCTGCATAAACAGGGGCATCAGCTCTGAACCTGGTCTGAACAAGACGATCCCCATACGCGGGGCAATTTCAGGGGTCAGCAGTGCTCTCAACGTAGAACCTCACAGCACAATCTGTTTCAGTTTCTGTACCGCTTTCCCCATATCCGCCATAGCATCAACAAACTCATCAAATTTACGACTTGCCATTCCATACGCCTGGAGGATTTCCAGTTTCAGAGGATCCAGTTGCTTTTTAATTTCCGCACGATCATTAAATTTCTTCTCTGCTTCTTCCGCAGCCCTGATCAGCTCCTCAGCATGCCTGCGTAATTCATCCGGAGTAACGGTCTTTTTAATCACAACGGGTTCCTCTGTTTTTACTGGTATTTCACTATTTACTGCCTGATGTCCAAATTTAGGATGATGTAACGTTGTAGTTCTTCCATCATTCGCAACGACCAGAAGTCCACTGTCGCGGATAATGCCAATGAGTATCTCCTTATCCCTTTTATTCAGTAGACTGTACGCCTGCACTTTCTGTGATATCTGGGTCAGTGTTGCGCCTTCCGGCATTCGTTCAACAAAACGTTTAACCCTGGATAAAACTGGCTGCAGATGGGGTGGTGTAATTCTCATGCTCCACGCCTCCCATCAGTGAACGGTATCGAGCAGCTTTAACAGCTCAGGGAATCGGGATTCGAAGAAATGCGGCTGCGTCTCGCGCGGATTTGCAGGACTGGTGATGTTCTTGCCGAACATGCAACCTTTCGCTGTCAGCGACCAGAATTTTTTGATGTTGTTAATCGCGGTACGGCTGTATCGTTCGCGCTGCTCGACGATCCCCAGTTTCACCATCTGGTGATATGCCTGATTAGCCGTCAGGCGTATACCATACTGTTTCAGCAGTGCACTCAGTGACAGTGTCGGGCGGCTTGAACCATCTGGCGCATCAGCAGGTGCATCAATGGCATAGATCGGCATAAGTTCAGGAAGACCTGCTACCTTTGATAATTTCTGGTATGCACCAAGTTTCGAGGAGTTTGACAGATTTAGAGTCTTTGCTGCTGATTCAAGCAGAATGACCCCGGATTTAATTTTGTCGGATATGGTTTCTTCTGGTGATGAA